ATGTTTTTTCTCTCTCCCCAGGAAAGAAATTGGGCTGAATAAAAATGGGACAAAATAAAAGAAATGAAAATAATTCTCACAAATATGGACAGACTTATAGAAAATTGCGAAGAATTATCCTGGCGCTCAATCCGGTCTGCTACTGGTGCAAGACAGCTCTGGCCACACAAGTGGATCATGATCCGCCATTGGCTTCGGTGAGAGATCCACGAATGTGGCGCGGCGAGCTTCGCCCAGCCTGTTCATCCTGCAATCAATCGAGAGGGGCAATATATGGCAACGCCATCCGGAAGAAGTCGCTCCCAAGCCGGAAGTGGTAAGGCAAAGAAGGCACGAGCTCGCAGGCATGAGGCAGCGATGGTCGCAGCTCTCAAAGGCATCACAGACATCTCACCATCAATCACCGAATCGATGCTGGGACTAGCTCGCACATGGGATCTCATTGAGGCATCTGGCAAGAATCTCCATTCTGTGCCTGCTATCGCCAAAGAGATCAGAGCTCATTGGGACATGATCGGTGTCCAGAGGGAAGAAGAAGATCTATGGCAGGAGATAGATGACAGCCCTGCTGAATAGCACGATGCCGCGATGGGGGACTCCTAGAAGGCCAGAGCGCAAGACTCGTGGAGTTCAATTGCGCAAAGTCGCAGAGATGATGGGCTTCGAGCTCTTTCCCTGGCAGGCGCTCGTGGCAGATGTGGCTTTGGAATATGACGATCAAGGGGACTACTTCTGGACTACGGCTGCCGCCGCCGTAGGTAGGCAGAATGGAAAGTCCAAGCTGGTCAGCGCCAGGATTGCGATGGAATGCTTGCAGCCTGGACATCATGCGGCCTACACAGCTCAGGATCGCAATATGGCGCGCCATGCCTGGGATGAGCACACAGCAATCATGGAACAATCATCGAAGCTCTCGAAACATATTTCTAAGATTATCTATCGCAATGGGAATGAGATGGTGCGCTTCAAGAATGGCAGCAGCTATTCCATCCTCACTCCGAGCAGTAATGGCGGGAGAGGGCGCACGCTGGATCTGGTCATCATTGATGAAGCATTGACTCACACATTGGACATCGATGCAGCCTTGCGGCCTACGCTGGCCACAAGGCGCAATGGGCAATTCTGGCTCGTATCGAATGCCGGAGATCCTGAGACTTCCGAGCTTCTCAAACACTACCGAGCGCTAGGCCACGAATCGATTATCAGTAAGGAGTCCGGCCTGGCCTGGTTCGAGTGGGCTCCGGCTAGTGATGAATTCGATGTCCATGACGAGTCAGTCTGGTATGAGGCAATCCCATCCCTGGGGATGCGCAATGGTGTCACTCTCGAAGCTGTGCGCCAGGCAGCCAGCATGAATCCTGCCGCTATCTTTGCGCGTGAATGGCTCAATGTCTGGCCATCGACATCCTCTGTCCAAGTAATCAGCGATGCAGCGTGGGATGGCCTGGCTGACACGAGCACACGAATCGGCAATCAGATCATCTTCGGCCTGGATGTCACCTTCGAGCGCCACAAGGCCACGATTGCGGCAGCAGGCAGGATTGGCAACAAAGTCCCCATCGAGATCGTGGAGCGTGGCGATGGAGTGCGCTGGGTCTTGGAGCGATGCAAAGAGCTCTCGACAAAGTGGCGAGCGCCAATTGTCATCGATGCCGGATCTCCCGCAGGATCCTTCATCGATGCGTTGCAGCGTGATGGAGTCAATGTCATTCCTATTGGCAGGAGAGACTTCGCCAAAGGATGCGGCACATTCTATGACTTGGTACAAGATGGCAGGCTGGCACACGATGGAGATCCGATGCTGCGACAAGTCATCAAGAGCACAAGTCGAAGGCCGCTGGGCGATGCCTGGGCGTGGGATCGCAAGTCTTGTGATGAAGCCATTGATCTCGTGGCAGCGACATTGGCAGTCTTTGGGATCATCCACAAAGAGCCGGAGAAGGAACCACAAAGGAGCAGGATCTACTGATGAATCAAATCAAACGAATCAGCACTGCGATTCAATTACTCGGCGCAGTCACATTCACTGGCGGAATTGCGCTCTATTCACAGCGCGCTGCGGTAATATGTGGGGGCGTGATCCTCACGCTCTTTGGCATAGCATTGGAGCGAGATAGTGCTCAATAGACTTCTCAAGCGACAGATGCAGCCCAGTGTGGTCTATACGAACACAGGCTATGTCGATTCATTGGGAAGAGTCGGAAGATTCTTCGAGGGCAATTGGGCTGGCGTATATGTAGATCAAGACACAGCTCTGGGAGTGCCTGCAATCTGGCGCGGCATCACATTGATTTCCGATGCAATTGGCGCAATGCCTCTCCATGCATATCGCGGCGAAAAGCTTGTCACTCCGACACCGAATATCTTGCTGCGGCCTAATCCGCCACACACTCGCATGGAGACAATCAGCGCGATGGCAGCAGCATTGCTTATTCATGGCAATTACATTGCAGTATTGGGAGAGCCAGGAATCAATGGACTGCCTGATAGTTTCTATCCAGTCGAGCCCAATCGTGTCCATGTAGGGCGAGAGAATGGTCGAATCGTTTATACGATAGACGATAACAAATACGACCAATCGCAGATTCTTCATATCAAGAATTTCTCTATGCCTGGATCTTTGGTCGGTGTAGGAATTCTTGGAGCACAGAAGCAAGCTGTCGGCAAATCTATTGCGATCAATGAATATGCAGCGCGTTACTTTGACGGCGGAGTGAGCCCATCGGCAATCTTGAAGTCTGCCAATCCTGATCTGACACAAGAAGAAGCTGATGCTCTCAAAGCTGCATGGATGTCGATGTATTCATCGCGCAATCGTGCTCCTGCGGTATTGAATAACACCACAGACTTCGAGGTCTTGAGCGACAATGCACAAGAATCGCAACTCATCGAAGCGCAGCAGCAGGCACTTGTCGAAGCATCAAACATCTTGGGACTTCCTGCCTACTACTTAGGCGCTCCTAATTCATCGCGCACATACTCGAATGTCGAGCAAGAGAATTTGCAACTGATTCGATGGAGCATTCAACCAATCGCACAGCGCATCGAAGAAGCTCTATCGGATCTTCTTGTGCGCGGTCAATCAGCGCGATTCAACTATGACTCACTCCTGCGCACAGACACACTGACTCGCTACCAAGCGCATCAGATTGCTTTGAGCAATGGATTCCTCACGATCAATGAAGTCCGTCAAATGGAAAAGAGAGAGCCGATGATGGAAGAGCCAGAGAATGAAGTGGAAGAGCCAGAAGAGGAAGATATGGCTGAGGATGACATGGAAGAAGATGAAGTAGATGCAGAAGGAGTGAGCATCGATGAATGAATTGGAGCATCGCAGCTTCTCGATTGATCTGGAATATCGTGCGACAGGCGATGGCCGCACAATCAGTGGAATCGCTGTGCCTTACGATGTCGAGCAAAGAATCAGCTCATCGCTCACAGAAGTATTCCGCAAAGGAGCCTTTGCCGATGTAGTGCGCGCTCCCTTCCGAGTCAAGCTTCTGCGCGGTCATGATGCCAGAGCGCTTCCGCTAGGTCGCGCCACTGTGCTCAAGGAGACAGATCAAGGGCTATATGCAGAGATGCGAGTCAGTCAGACTCGTGCTGGCGATGAGATCTTGGAGCTGATCAAGGATGGCGCTTTGGATCAATTGTCCATCGGATTCATGCCATTGAAGAATCGCAAGCGTGATGATGGAGTCATCGAGCGGATCAAGGCACATCTGGCAGAGATCTCTCTTGTCACCTTTGGAGCCTATGGCGAGCTCGCTGCTGTCTCTGGAGTACGCGACACAGAGGATCCGACAGCTCCGCGCTTAGCTCATGCGCGTGAGATCTTGGCAACCTTGAAGAAGTAATGCCTTACAGCATCGTCACTGATCATCCAGAATGCTCTGGCTTTGCAGTCATCAAAGATGCAGGCCGAGAGCTTATGGGCTGCCATCGCTCGCGTGAGCAGGCAGAGCGGCAATTGACTGCGCTCAATATCGCAGAGTATGGGGACAGGCAAGAAGATCAAGAGATCGAGATCCGTCAGAGCTAC